CGAGAAATCATCCGCAAAGCAACCGACCCGGCGGCATTGGCGGCGTGGTGGAACGATCAGAAACAAGCCCGGCGCGACTTCGAACTGACGCAAGCAGAGATCGACGACTTGAAAAAATTCATCGTCGCGCGGCGCGACCAACTCAACAGCAAGGAAGCAGCATGACGGATCGTTACGACGCGGTAGTGAGCCGCAAGGACAAGGGTGGAAAGTGGCGTAGCACCCGGATCGGCGTTGCCTTTCCTGGCGAGAATGGCCGGTTCAACGTGGTGCTGAGCGCGCTACCGCTGACGGGAAGCGATGGGCAAGCGTACATCACGCTTTTCCCGGCAGAGGAAAAAGACAGCCAGTCACAAGGCAGCGCGCCGCGCGGCAATGACATGAACGACGATATCCCGTTCGCCCCGGAGTTTCGTTGATGGCTCAGACGGTGATCCTTCACGGCGCATCGCAACGGTCATTTGCAAAGCAGATGATCGATCGTGCGCCTGCGGGCGCTGTTGTGACCATCCGCGAGGCGACCCGGAGCACTGACCAGAATGCCAAGATGTGGGCGATGCTGTCTGACGTGTCGCGCGCAAAGCCGGAAGGACGGCATTGGACGCCTGAGACGTGGAAATGTGCGTTCATGCATTCGCTCGGGCATCAGGTAAAATTCTGTGAAGGGCTGGATGGCTCGGGGCCATTCCCGCTCGGATTTCGTTCGTCGCGCCTGACTGTCAAGCAGATGATTGATCTGATCGAGGTCATCCAGGAGTACGGGGACCGACACGGCGTTGTGTGGACTGATCCGGCATTGTGCGACGGGAGGACTGCGGCATGACGATCAGCCTTGATCAGCAAGCAACCGCAGTAGAGACAGCCGCAGCCAATCTGCGGGGGCATGTCGAGAACTTGCGGAATCTGGTCGCAGCCAAGCGCCGCAGCGAAATGGATCTGCATATCGCAGAGGATCGTTTACCGGCGCTTGAAGCCGCAGCAAGGACCTTGCGCCAGATGGCGAGGGGGAAGGCCGCATGAGCCAGCAGCGCCCGCGCAAATCACTGACACGCAATCAGCGCGCCGAGCTTTTCCTTGAGCACGGCGGGCGCTGCTATCTCTGCGGCTGCATCATCAATGCGGGCCGTGGCGAGGCGTGGGAAGTGGAGCACGTCGAAGCGCGGGAGATTAGCGGTCGGGACGATTGGACGAACCTACGGCCCGCGCACGTCGATTGTCACAAGGTCAAGACGAAAGAAGACAAGGCGGTCATCGCCAAGTGTAACCGGGTGCGAAACAAGCATCTCGGCATTCGTAAGCGTACCAGCTTCCGTGGCTGGAGAAAAATGAACGGAGACATTGTTTTCAACAAGCAAGGGGCACGCAACCATGGAAGCTCAAATCGGTCATAACTCGGGTGACACAGAGCACGCGGCGACGAAGTTTGCCAAGGATCAGTTGAAGGCCATCATCGAGCGTATCGAACGCCTCGAAGAAGAAAAGAAGGGGATTAGCGACGATATCGGTGACGTGTACGCCGAAGCGAAGGGTAACGGCTATAACGCCAAGGCGTTGCGGACCATCGTTCGCATGAGGAAGCAGGACGCCAACGAGCGGGCAGAGCAGGAGACGATCCTCGATACTTACATGCAAGCCTTGGGGATGCTGTAAGTGATTACGGCGGCCGTCCTTGATGCAATGGTCGCCTCCGGCTGCACGCCGGAGCAGATCGCGGCTGCCGTGAAGGCTGATATTGCGGCTCACGAAGCTGGCGTTGAGGCGAAGCGTGAGTACGAGCGCAATCGGAAGCGCGCACAACGCGCAAACAAAGCTGCGATGTCCCACGATGTCCCGGGGACAACCGGGGACAACTCGGGACATTGCGGGACAGCCGGGGACAACCGGGACACGGTTTCCCTTTCCCCCGTTCCCCCTTCTTCCCCCCCATACCCCCCTAATAACCCCCTTACCCCCAAACCCATCCAAAAAAACAATTCGCGCGGGACGCGCTTGCCCGACGATTGGCAGCTAACCGGGCCAGATTTGGCCTATGCGCTGTCGAAAGGATTGACCGAAGCGGAAACCGGCGACTTGGCCGAGCGGTTCAAATCCTGGGCTTTGTCGGCAAGCGGACCAAACGCGGTCAAACGCAACTGGCATCAGGCTTGGCAGGGCTGGGTGCAGCGTGACGGGCCGAAGATCGTCGCAGCACGCGCCGGGCCGCGCAGCGGCTTTGCCAAGCCACTTACCGAATTTCAGCGAAAACAGCAGGAAACGAACGATGTCCGACAAATGCTCCGAGATTCAGCTACTGCCGCAAGAGGCGGCGGAACGGCTGATCGGGTTCTATCCATCGATCACGGCGGCGGACCCGAGGGTTTACGCGGCGGGACTGGTAGCGGTTTTTTCGATCTACAAGCCGCACCATCTAGCCAAGGCCGTTGATCCATTGGTCGGCTTGCCAAGCCTCTACGACTTCCCGCCAACGATGAAACAGGTGAGGGAATTTCTTGAACCGATGGCCGCGCGTGAGCGTGAGATGGACGAGCGGGAGCGCCGCCGGCAACAACAGCTATTGCCAGCACCTAAGCGTAACCCGGAAGAAGAAAAGTACGTGATGGATGGGTTGCGGAAGCTGTCTGATCATCTGGCGAAGGGCTTTGGCCCTAGCGTGCTCGACGATGATCCGCCGAAAAAGAAGAAGGCGGACGCATGACAGCACCCGGCATCCGCTGGTCGCGGGAGTGTGGTTTCAACTTGAGGGGCAAAGCATGAAGCTGAAATGGCCGTTGATGCTGGTTTCAACCCACGAACGGGTCAGGCTGGAAAACTACACGTTGCGGGACGCGCTCCGCGAGGCCAACCGGGAACTGCTGAAACACCGGCAGCTAATCGCCGCGCTCAAATCTGGTCACGAGCAAACGTCAAAGCAATTTGAGGCGGCGGTCAGGGCAAAATGATCGGTCTGGTTTGGGTGCGTCAAACTATCTCGAAACGAAACGGGGCAATTCAGATCATGGTTGGACGACCGCGAAAGATCGGGAAGCGGGAGCGGAATGGGCGGGTGCAGCGCACCTACGAAAACCCACGAGCGCAAATCGCAGCTCAGCCGCACCGCATGGTGGTGCCGGCGAGGTTTCGGGAAATGCCTGAAGCCGAGTCCGAATTTGGTCGGTTGATGCTCAACGGCTGGATCACGCCAGCGCAGTTCGAGGCGGGCAAGGAATACGCGCGGCTGGCGGCGCGATACCGGGCGGCGATCCTAGCGCCGAACCCGAGCCCATCAGGGATTGATTTAGCCGCGGCTGGATTCGGTCACGGCGCTGGGATGGCGGATAATACCGCCCGATCAATTAAACGCGCCTACGACGCTGCATTTGAATCCTGTGGGCCTGTCAGATTGCAAAAAGCCATCGCTCATCACGTCATCCATGATCGCAAGATTGACGACTTCGACACGCGGCGGCTGTTAAAGTTGGGGCTTGATAAGCTGGTCGCGCATTTTGGTATTGACCCGGCCTTGCGAATAAGTTCTAGTCGTCAGTAATGCAAATGACGAATTGCGCCCGGAGGCTCAGTTTCTCGAGCGCTTTTGATTCAGGACTAAAGCCGGACCGCTGTGCCTAGCGGTTCATTCACACCCCGCCTCGTGCGGGGTTTTTCTTTGAGGGGTAGAGATCATGGATTTAGGCTCAGTGAAGCAGGGCGGCATTCAGTCTGGCAGTGTGACGTATGCGCCGCCGAAGGCCAAGCTCGAACTCGGGATGATCGAACGCGCGGCCGGTGTCACGAACGGTCTACAAGCTCTTCACGACAAGCTCGGCAGCCTCCGTGACAAGATCGAGGGCAACGGCGCTTGTGGCAATGAGATCAAGCCGCCCCCCAATGGGTTGGCCGGCCAACTCTCCGAAGCCGAATCCATCCTCCGCGCTTGTCATTCCTTGCTCGACGATATCGCCGGCAAGTTCTGACCCGGTTTTTCTTTGAGGTGAGGGGGTGAAAGCCGCGATGCCTCAAAAACTTGAGTATTTTCAAAATGGCAGGTGTTAAGGGCCGATCAGGCACAAACAAGGGCAAGGATAAACCGTTCCGCGATGCGCTCCGCATGGAGATCGCGGCGCTCGGTGAAGATGATCCGAAGGCACTGCGAGGCTTAGCGCGCAACCTTCTGACGCTCGCCTCTGGTGCGGATGGATTGCAGGCGATTCGCGAAATTGCAGACCGATTGGATGGCAAGCCTGCACAGGCTGTCGAGATGTCCGGCAACTTGGCGCTGTCGCATGAGGAAGCATTAGATGAGCTTGACGAGCCGGGAACGGACGATCCGGCGTCGGCTTCGTGACGACTTCCGGCATTACGCCGCGAAGTGTCTCAGGATCAGAACGAAAGCCGGGCATATTGAGCCATTGTCGCTCAACCAGGCTCAACTCTATCTGCACGGCCGGCTAGAGGCGCAACGCGAGAGAACCGGCAAGGTTCGCGCGCTGGTGCTCAAGGGGCGCCAGCAAGGGATATCGACCTACATAGGTGGCCGTTACTACTGGCGAGCATCGCATAGTCGCGGCGTCCGGGTATTCATCCTCACCCATGAGCAGGACGCCACAAACAACCTGTTCGGGATGGTGGAGCGCTATCACAGTCATTGCCCGGCGCTGGTGAAGCCGGCGACCGGCGCGGCGAACGCGAAGGAGTTGAGTTTCGAGGCGCTGGAAAGCGGATACGCGGTCGGTACAGCAGGTGCAAAGGCGGTGGGACGGTCGCAGACCGTGCAGCTATTCCACGGCTCTGAGGTGGCTTTCTGGCCCAATGCAAAGACGCATTTTGCGGGCGTTGTTCAGGCTATTCCTGATCTGGCTGGCACTGAGATTGTTCTGGAATCTACTGCGAATGGCGTCGGCGGCGAATTTCATGAGCGTTGGCAGCAGGCGGAAGCGGGGATAGGCGACTACGAGGCGATTTTCATTCCGTGGTTCTGGCAGGATGAGTATCGCCGCGATGTGCCGGACGGCTTTAGTCTCGACGAAGAGGAGCAGGCATACGCCGATGCTCACAAGTTGGACCTCGGGCAGATGGCTTGGCGTCGGGCCAAGATTGCAGAACTGAAAGACCCGTTGTTGTTCAAGCAGGAATATCCTGCAACGGCGGATGAAGCGTTCCAGATGACGGGGCATGACAGCTTCATCAAGGCGGACAAGGTGCTGGCGGCTCGCAAGGCGGAATGCGAGGGCATCGGACCGCTGGTGCTGGGTGTGGACCCAGCGCGGTTTGGCGACGACAGGTTTTCGATAGCGTGGCGTAAAGGCCGTAAGGTTTCGAAGCTGGAAAGTCGGGCGAAGATAGACACGGTTGCAGGCGCGAATTGGGTCAAGCAAGTGATCGACGCTGACAGCCCAGCGCGTGTGTTCATCGACGTTGGTGGTGTTGGCGCTGGCGTTGTCGATATCCTGCATAGCTGGGGCGGCAAGTATCTGGAACTGGTGACGCCGATCAACTTCGGATCGGAGCCGCAAGAGCCGCATGTCTTGCTGCCTGACGGAACGAAATCGGCGGGGCCGCGTAACCGACGCGCAGAAATGTGGTCGCGGTCAAAGGATTGGCTGGATGAGCCGGGCGGGGCGGATATCCCGGACAAGGATAGCTTGCAGGCCGACGCTTGCGGGCCGGGATATTCCTACGACGTGAATCAGCGGCTTCAACTGGAAAGCAAGGAACATATGCGAGCGCGCGGCGTGCGATCCCCTGACGAATGGGATGCGATCGCGCTGACGTTCGCAGAGCCGGTGCATGAGGCTGTAGAGAGGCCGCGCCGTTATCGGCACGTCGGAAGCTGGCAGGGCGCATAATCGATGGCAGATGACGACCTGACCAACGCTGGTAGCGATACTGGCGAAGGCAAAGCCGCGCCTAAATCAGATTGGGAGGCCGTCCACGCACAGGCGATGGAGGAATACGCGCGTGACTACGAGCACGAGCGCGCCAATATCGAAGAGGCTTATGCCGATCTGGCGTTCATGCGTGGCGAGATTGAGGATCAATGGGACAAGGCCGCGCTGGATGCGCGCAAGGGCCGCCCAACGCATGTGATCAACGAGATTCCGCAATTTGTCCGCCAGGTGACTGGCGACATGCGACAGGCGAAGCCGGGCATCAAGGTTGTCCCGGTAGATAGCAACGCCGATCCCAAGACGGCTGAGGTTCTGGCGGGCATTGTCCGCTATGTCGAAAATCGGTCATACGCGCAAAGCATCTACACTCAAGCAGCGGATAGTCAGGTTGCGGCGGGTATCGGCCATTGGCGCGTCCTGACCGAGTATGCGAGTTCAACGACGTTCAACCAGGAACTGCGGATCGGGTCGATCCCGGATGGCATCGCGGTTATTTGGGACGCGGATGCTGTTCTGCCCACGCGTGAAGATGCGATGCATTGCTTCGTTCCGGTTGATATGTCGCTGGCGAAGTTCAAGGCGAATTGGCCGAATGCGAAGTCGGAAGGCTTTGAGATAAAGGAGGGAACGCCGCTCTATGACTGGCGAGGCAGCGATTTCATCCGCGTTGCGGAGTATTGGGTAAAAAAGCCGATCAAGCGGCTGTTGGTCATGGGGCCGGATGGATCAATCGACGACTTGACTTCTATGATGGACGGCCGCGATGACGCCGGCAAGCAGGCCGCCGTCGCTCAGTTGCAGGCTGAGGGGTTCCGCGCCGAATGGCGCGATAGTTTTAAGGTCGTCCAGTACAAGATCACCTGCGCTGAGGTGCTGGAAGAAAACGAATGGCCGGGGCTGCATATCCCAATCATCCCGGTGATTGGCATTGAAATTCCCATTGGGAGGACGGTCTATCGTCACGGCATCGTGCGTTACGCCAAAGAGCCGCAACGAATGCTCAACTACTACGCGTCTGCGGAAACCGAAATCATTGCGTTGCAACCGAAAGCGCCTTGGATTGGCACTACAAAGCAATTCGAGAAGAATTACGACCTTTGGGAAACGGCGAACACGGAGAATCATCCGTTTCTCGAATATTCAGCGGACCCTCAAGCGCCTGGCCCGCCGCAGCGTGTTGCGCCTCCTGTCGCCTCGCAGGCCATCCAGCTCGGCCGCCAACAGGCGTCGGAGAAGTTGAGGGCTGTCATCGGCATCTACGATGCTTCGCTTGGCGCGCGCTCCAATGAGACGAGCGGCATTGCCATTCGGCGCCGTGATGCTCAGGCAGATACCGGAACATTCGTCTATCACGCCAACTTCTCGTTGGCGATCCAGCGCACGGGGCAGATCATCGTCGATCTTGCGCCGCACATCTACGACGCCGAACGGACCATTCGCATTCTTGGTGACGACGGCAAGCCGGACCTCAAGACAATCAACCGCAAGACGTTGAAAGACGGCATCGAGGTTGTCGAGAACGATATCACGGTTGGATCGTATGACGTGATGACGGTTGCGGGACCAAGCTACGCGACGCGCCGCGAGGAAGCCAGCGAAGCGCTGACCGCGTTCATTCAGGCATTTCCGCAAGCCGCGCCGGTCCTTGGTGATGTTTACGCCAAGATGCAGGATTGGCCGGACGCAGATAAGGTGAGCGAGCGGCTTGAGTTGCTGCTACCGCCGCAAGTGCAGGCGAAGTTGAAGCAGGAGCGTACCGATCCCGATGCGCCGCCTGAGCCGCCGACGCCGGAAGAACAACAGGCGCAACAGGAAGCACAAATCAAGCAGCAAGCCGTGATGCTCGAACTTGAGGGCAAGCACCTTGAGAACGAGCAGAAGAAGGTCGAGATAGCTGCCAAGGCGAAAGAGATTCAGCAGCCGGCCGAACAGCCGGATCATGCAGCCGCTATCAAGGCTCAGGCCGAAATGGTCAAAGCCGAGAACGACGCGCGCATGGCCGATCTTGAATACCGCGCCAAGGAACAGGAATTGGCGCAAAAGCAGCGCATGGCTGAAGTCGAATTGCAGATCAAGATGGTTGAGCTTGCGAGCAAGCAGGCCGGCATCATGCAATCGCACGAGCGGCACGAGACAACGATGGTGCATGACGCCGAACGTCACCGCCAGCAGCGAGAGCGGGCAAGCGAGCCCGCCGAACAGTAATTCCGGCGCTTGACGCTGGTAACCGGCCGTCCTTCGGGGCGGCTTTTTTTATTGGACGACACAATGAGCGACGAAACTACGCTGGCGGAAGCGCCGGGCGACGAACCTATTGTGAATTTGGATCAGCCCGAAACGCCAGCGGCGGACGCCGGGGCAGAGGTTGAGGCCAAGACGGAAGAAGTGGAGAAGCCGGAAGGCGCTGGCGATGAAGCCGGTGACGAGGGCCAATCCGGTGACGACAAGCCGAAGAAGCTATCCGGGTCGCGTCGCGAGCGGCTGCGGAATGAGCAGTTGCGGCGAGAGAACGAAGAATTGCGGTCCCGAATGGACGCGCTGGAACGCCGGTCACAGGCTGGCGACAGCGAGGATAAGGAGCCGCAAGAGGCCGACTTCAACGGCGATATCTTCAAATTCGAGCGCGAATGGAACGCTTGGAACACTCGAAAGATTGTCCGCGAAGATCGGCAGCGTGACCAGCAGTCGCGCAGTCAAGCAGCTCAGGCCGACCAGATTCGCGAGATGGTCGTGGCCCATGCTGACCGCGTTGAGGAGGCGCGGGAGAAGATTGACGACTACGACAAGGTGCTGGCCTCCGCAAAGGTGCCGGTCACGGACGAAGTTGGTCGTGAAATTCTGTCTTCCGACAAGAGCGCGTTGCTCTCGTATTACCTCGCGAAGAACCCCGACAAATTGCAGGCGCTGAACGAAATGTCCGGCAGTAAGCTGGCCCGCGAAATCGGCCGGCTGGAAGGCATGGTTCGAATGCCTGCATCCAACCAGAAAACCAACGCTCCCGCACCAATCACGTCGCTCAAGGGCGGTGCCGCACCGGCATTCGACCCGGCGAAGTCGTCAATGGACGACTACATCGCCAAGCGAAAAGCGGGTTGGAACGGCTAGAGCGATCCAATCACCTGAATTGCCCGTCGTGATGACGCGCATTCCCCGTGCGGCACGCAGTGATGCGCCCCGCCAGAAGGATACCTATCCATGGCTACCAATACGACTCTGACCGCCGATATCATCGCGCGTGAGGCGCTGATGCATCTCGACAACAATCTCGTGTTCGCGAAACAGGTCTATCGCGGCTACGAGAATGAGTTCTCGAAGAAGGTCAACGGTTACGAAGTGGGTGAAACCATTTCGATCCGCCGCCCGACCGACTTCACGGTCCGCACCAATGCCACCATGGCAACGCAGGACGTGACTGAAGGTAAGGTTGCGCTGACCGTTGACCAGCGGCGTGGTGTGGACTTCGAGTTCACCTCGCAGGATCTCACCCTCAAGATTGGCGAACTCGGTGAACGTGTCATCAAGCCGGCAATGATCCAGCTTGCCAACTCGGTCGATTCCTATCTTGCGGGGCTATATTCCAGCGTCCCGAACTGGGTTGGCACTTCGACCAAGAAAATCGGCAGCTATGCCGACTTCGCGAAGGCCCCGGAACGCCTCGACGAACTGGCTGTTCCTGCCGATCGCTCGGCCATCCTGTCGCCTGCTGATCATTGGGCGCTGCTTGGCTCGCAGACGGCGCTCTACATGCAGGACGTTGCCAAGGGCGCTTATCGCAAGGGCTCGCTGGGTGAGATCGGCGGCGTGGATACGTTCATGTCTCAGAACGTGCTCACTCATACGGCGGGCACGCGTACCGACGCGGCGGTTGATCAATCGATCACATCGGCCACCACTGCTTACATCGATGTCAAGGACACGATGACGCAGACCATTCACATGGATGGCCTCGGCACGAACAAGACAGTGAAGAAGGGCGACGTATTCACCATTGCCGACGTGTACGCCGTCAATCCGGTGACCAAGGCCCCGCTGCCGTTCCTCAAGCAGTTCGTCGTGGTGTCCGACGTCTCGTCCGACGCGGTGACGACGGGTGACGCTGACGTGGTGGTCTATCCGGCCTTGATCTGGTCCGGCGCGTTCCAGAACGTGGCGGTGAAAGCTGGCGTGACCGATATCAACGACAAGGCCGTTGTCTGGCAGTCGGCGGCCGGTGCTCAGGATCGCCAGAACCTCGTGTTCCACAAGAACGCGTTTGCTCTGGTCATGGTGCCTCTGGTCAAGCCGCCGGGCGCTGTTGACGTGTCGCGTCAGTCCTACAAGGGCACCAGCGTTCGCGTGATCCCGGTCTACGATGGCACGAACGATGTATCCAAATGGCGTCTGGATATCCTGTTCGGCGGCAAAGCCATCGATCCGCGTCTTGCGACTCGCGTCAACGGCTCCGCGTAACCCTCCCTGAAAGCACTGCGGCGGCCTACGGGCCGTCGCTCTATTCTAGAGGTGATGCATGGGAAAGACGCGATCCGAGCTAATCGGAAAGGTTTTATCGAATCTTGGTCTTGGCAACGATACGCCGGCCGCAGAGGACATGGCCAAGGTTGATCGCGTCATCAACGATGTATGCGTATCTCTCAGATTGCGCCGCGTCTACACGGTTAGCAACCCAGGAAGTGTAGGACCGGCCGGAGGGGATATTCGGCCCGAAGAATTCCAGCAGTTGGCGGCCATTGTAACCGCAGCGGTTGCTCAGGAATTTGACGACGCGGATACAAAATATGTCGCACTCGCAAGTCAGGCCGAAGAAGAATTGAAGCTGATCGCTTCGCCATCGCGGACGCGCCGACATCTTCGCATTGATCCCGCGCTGCTGCCGCACCGTCGTTATGGGGCCTATTGATGGTCCCCATCGCTCTCCCCAAATCCACGTTCCCCGGCAACCGCCCGCAGGAGTCGCGTGGCATTCTTGTGAACTGCTATGCGGAGCCCGATGGCGAGGAGGGCGATCTGCGAATAGTGCGGGACGCTGGCTTGACGCTATTCGGAACAAATCTCGGTGGTGAGTTTCGCGGAGCAATCGCGGTGCCAGGCTCGGTCTATGCCGTGGTGGGCACCAAGGTCTTCCAATACTCGCAGGCGGGCGGTGCTGGCGTTCAGTTGACTGGCAACTTGCCGGGGTCTGGCCCGGTATTCATGGCGCGCAATAACGCGATAGTGCCTGATATTGTCGTCGTCGCACCCGGTGATGGCGCATTTATCATCGCGGCCGGTGCAGTTTCGGCTTATCCAGATACGGACGTTGGGCAACCTAACTCTGTTTGCACGTTCAAGTCGTTCTTCATCTTCTCGTATGGTGACGGGACGATGCGATCCACGAGCCCGAACTCGACGGACATCAACACGCTGGATTATGCAACTGCGGAATATCGGCCGGACGCGCTATCTCGCGTTGTACCGGCTGGCGGCGTGTTACTGGCGTTCGGCTCTTCTTCCATCGAAGTATGGGGCGGCTCTGTTAACGATCCGCCGGGCTTCCCGTTCTCATTCATGCAAGGTATCGATCGCGGCTTGATCGGCCCTAATGCGCTCTCAGGCCATCAAGACGGATTTGGCGGCGGCATTATCTTCGTTGGCGACGATTTCGGCGTCTATCAGTTCGCGAGCGGGGCACCGAACAAGATCAGTCCGCCCGATCTGGACCGGCTCATTCAGAACGTCGCGGACAAGACGAAGATTGAAGTTCTGACCTACGGCGCGCGCGGCCATCTGCTCGCGGTCGTACAGTGCGACGAGTGGTCATGGAGCTTCGATCTAAACACGCAGAAATGGCACGTCAAGCGCAGCCATCTGAATAAGCGTTGGCGCGGTACGCAGGCTGTTCAAGCATTCGGGAAATGGATCGTTGGGGACCGGACAACCGGTCATCTTGGATATATCGATTCCGATGCGCGGACAGAGTATGACCAGCCGCTTCGCTACAGCCTAGAAACGGCCCCACAGCGCAAGTTTCCGTCTCGCATGCGGATTAACCGGGTGTTTGTTTACGCGACCGTTGGAGCCGGCATCGCGACTGGTGCCGATCCTATCGAGACTGATCCGACCATTGAAATTGAGGTTTCGGGCGACGGCGGCCTGACGTGGTGCATTCCGCGCCAGTGCAAGATCGGACGGCAGGCCATAGGGCGACAATCGATCGCTGCGAACAATTTCGGCCATGCGACGGGGCAGGGTTTCCGGGTTCGTCTGTCTGTTGCTGATCCAGTTGACGTGTCGATCATGGGCGCTGCCGCAGAGGTGAGGGAGCTTCGGCCGTGAGCAAGCCACGTCCAATCCCGACTGCCGATCAGCCGTGGTTCGGACCTGACGGCAAGCCGCGCGTCTATGATTATTTGTTTGACCTCGATAGGGCGGCCCGCAAAAGCTATGATCCTGTCGTCGTTGTCTGGTCCGATATAGAGGACAAGCCGTCTTCTTTCCCGCCGAGCGCGCACGGACACGAACAATCCGATATTGTCGGTCTCGCGCCCTCTTTGGCCGGTAAGCAGCCGCTCAATAGTAATCTGACTGATATTTCAGGTCTGACAACGACGCCGTATGGCCGGGGGCTGTTAACTCAAGCTGACGCTTTATCGTTGCGCGGCGTTGCTGGGCTTATAATTGGTACGGACGTTGCGCCTCAATCGCACGTAGGGGCTGGAGGAGCGGCGCACGCAAACGCCGTGGCTTCTGGTGCTGCGGGCTTTATGACCGGTGCCGATAAGGCAAAGTTGGACGGCGTATCATCAGGTGCTGATGTAACTGCGGCGTCATTCGGCGCGTGGACCGCATACACGCCGACAGTATCGGCAGGGTCCGGGTCGTTTACGTCTGTCTCGTCCAATGGTGCTTACCGCCAGATCGGCAAGACCGTTTTCGTTCGTCTTGGCGTAATCATCACCACCAACGGGACTGCTGCATCATATATCAATGCGACACTTCCGGTTGCCGGAAAATCTGGTGTGAATCAGGTCCTGTTTGGTTCTGAAACTTATTCGACCGCAAAATCAATGCAGGGCGGAATCGTCGGGAACATTGTTCGCATTCGAGATGCTGTTGATCTCTCTTATCCCGGCGCTAATGGGCGCGGGATTTTTCTGAACGGCGTTTACGAGGCGGATTAGCCGGTTAGCGAGGTTTTCCGATGGGACTTTTCGATATTTTCACAGGCGATGCTGCGAAGAAGGCGGCAGAGGAAAACTCCGGCCGTCTCACCAGCCTCAACTCGCTGGGCACCGATCTTTACGGGACGGCCTATCGCGGCGCGAAGGGAAACCTCACGTCGGCGCTTGGCGAGTACCAGCCGCTTGCCGATCTTGCTTGGCAGCAGGGGCGGGGCTCGCAACTTTATCTCGACGCGCTCGGGGTGAACGGTGCAGATGGTACAGCGCGGGCCCAATCTGCATTCACGACAAGCCCCGGCTATCAGTTCAATCTCGATCAGGGGCTGGCTGCGTTGAATCGTCGTCGTGCGGCTGGCGGCATGCTGAACTCTGGCAACGCGGATGCGGATGCTATCAAGTTCGGCAGCGGACTTGCGAGCGGTGAATATAACAACTGGCTGAACAATTTGTCTGGACTGAATACGAATGCGATCAACGCAACTGGAGCCGTCGCGGCGGGCAAAGCTGGCGTCTATGGCAATCTCGCCAATCTTGATCAGTTGAATGCCAACAATCTCGTCGGGCTGAACAAGTACACGACCGAAGGGCTCAACAGCCAAACGACGCAGAAAGCGAACGCTGAAACGGCGGCATCCGGCAATATCTTTAACTTCGGCATGAACCTCGCCAAGTTGGGCGCGGGGCTCTGAGGTCGCGCCATGGCTGAACTCACCGTACCGATGCTCAACTTTTCAACGTTGGGCGATCTCGGTAACGTCTATCGCGAAGCTCAGAACCGGCGCACGTTGGCCGATCTTGGGAAGGGATTGGCGGACGGGACACTGGATTATCGCCAGGCCGCCGGCCGAATTGCTTCTACTGGAAGCCTTGGCGGTGTGGTGTCTCTGCTGCAATTGGCAGAGGCCAAGGACAAACTGGCGCGTGGAGAGATAGCGGCGCAACAGTTCGCTTCTCTCATTACAGGACAACCGGGTGGCGCATCTTCTTCGACGGCTTCTCCGGTCGCAGCCGGGCCGACCATTCCGAACGACGCCAACGCATTCCCAGGGCAGGCCGGGATGGACGCGCGTCTTGCAGACCGGTCGCAGGATTTCATTCAGGACAATCCCGGCACATATCTTTCGAGCGGCGTTCGTTCGACGGCCGATCAGGCGCGGCTCTATGCCGACCGCGCGAACAATCCGAACCCTGTTGCCGTCCCGGGTACCTCCCGCCATGAGCGCGGCCTTGCAGTCGATATCGGCGGCATGACGCCAGATCAGCGCGCGATGCTGCCACAGTACGGATTGGCGCAACCGGTCGCTAACGATCCGCCGCATGTCGAGTTGGCGGACACGCGACTTGCGAGCAACGATCCCGCCGCGCTGCCTGTAAACGCTGGGCAAGGAGCAGAGCCGAATGGCATTAGCCAGCGCGCCGTGCAGCTTATCCGCGCGCTGTCGATTCCCGGAATTTCGGCCACACAGAAAGAGATTGGCGGGAAGTTGCTGGCGGCTGAACTCGATCAGAGCAAATTGCCGGATCAGGTGAAGCAGTACGTCTACGCCAAAGCGCAGGGCTACAACGGCTCTTATATGGATTTCCGTAAGGAATTGGCCGCCGCCGGCAAGACGGAAGTAAACATCAACCAAACCGGCGAAAAGGAATACGAGAAACAGAGCGCTAAAGAATTTGCGGAGATGAACCGCAAGTTGATCGAAGGTGCTCAATCTGCACGCATGAAAGTGAGTGTCCTAACTCGCATGGGTGACCTTCTCAATGATCCAAACCTTTACACCGGGGCGGGTGGTGAGAAAGTCCTGACTGCAAAGCGCCTTGCGAAAGCTATCGGTGTCGATGTCGGCGATACTTCGAGCGGCGAGGCGATGCGTGCCATCGGTAACCAGTTCGCGCTTGAGCTTCGAAACCCGTCCGGCGGGGCCGGTATGCCGGGTGCACTATCGGACAAGGACCGCGAGTTCTTGCAGGCGAGTGTCCCCGGGCTTGAACAATCGCGCGAGGGCAACGCCAAGATCATCGATTATATGAAGCGCGTAGCGCAGCGCTCGATAGATGTGGAACGGCTCCGTCAGGATTACGTCAAGGAGAATGGCCGGCTGAACGAAGGCTTCTACCGAAAGCTGGCCGACTATGCCGACAAGAATCCGCTTTTCCCGGAGGCCAATCAACAGCCCGCGCCATCCGCACCGCCGGTGCAGGGGGCTCGACAAGCCCCTGACGGCAAGTTCTACGTCCCCGATCCGAACCGCCCCGGCAAATATCTACAGGTCCAATGATGCCGACATTTACGCCGGTCGATTTTGATCCGTTTGCCGCGCCGCCGAGCGGGGGGGTGCCGGTACAGCGCGCCGAAGTGCCAGAAGGTGTGACGCGCGTAACGGTCAACGCGCCGGGGCCTAAGTTGGTGCCTGTTGATCATGACCCGTTTGCGGGCAGCGCACCGTCTAGCATTTACGATCAGGCCGCAGACATCGCCAAGGGTTTCGGCGGCGGTCTGATCCGTGGCGCGGCTGGCACTATTGGGTTGGTGACGGATACGATTCCCGGTTGGCTTAATGACTTGTCGGATTTCGCGACAGAGAAGCTGACTGGAGAAACTTCGGAAGAAAAAAGAGCGCGTGTTGCAGAACGCCGAAAAAACGTGATGTTTCCCGGTATTGCCGATGCGATAAGTACGAAGGGCATCCAGAGCGGTATCGAGCAAGTGACCGGTCCGGCCTATGTGCCGCAAACCCGCGCCGGAAAATTTGCGAGCACGGCAGGCGAGTTCGTCCCGGCCTCCTTGATCGGTGGGGTGCCGAACATGGCGCGCAACGCGGTGGCCTACGGCATCGTCCCCGGCCTTGTCTCGGAAGGCGCGGGGCAGCTTACGGAAGGTTCTGCACTGGAAGGCCCCGCGCGTGTCGCTGGTGGACTCGTTGGGGGGCTCGGTAGCGCGGCGGCTATGCGGAGTGGTGTTGCGGGCAACATGATTCGCAACGCTGTGGATGGGGCTACGCCTCAGCAAATCGAGGCGGCGGAACAACTGTTCCAGCGTGCGGCACAGGCAGGGCAACCGATCAGCCGCGCGGAAGCATTGCAGGCTGTCACCAACGGCAGCACCGGCATCGGAGATTTGCAGCATACCGTCGAAGGCATGGGCGGGATGAAGCAGTTTTATGCCCAGCGACCGGCGCAGAACGAGACGGCAGCGCGTCAGGCGTTCGACGGCATCGCCCCGCAGTCTGTTGACCCGTCGCAACTTGGCCCCGCCATTGGCGGTCACGCCGAGCGTATCGTGACGGACGTGCGCCAAGCGATCAACCGCGCCACGCGGCCGATGTATGACGCCGCTGGACAGCACCTTGTCCCACAGCAAATTCATGCTGCGATGATGGCCGATCCGTTGTTCGCTCAGACGGTCGATGCAATCCGCCGTGACCCAGCGTTGAATGCGGTGGTGCGGGCTGCCAGTGACCGATCCGTCAGGATGTATGACGAGGTTGCAAAGCAGCTTGAACAGCGTTCGCGCAATGCGGGCCAGCCGCTTAACCCGCAGGCCAATCAAACGGTGTCGGCGGTTACGGGCAGTCTTGGCGGCGATGTGAAGGATATCGCCATTGCGGCAGATCGTGCGGCAGTGAATGGCCCGAGCGCCTATGAGGCGGCGTTGGCAAACCAGGCGCGATATCGCCAGCAGTATCTAGAGCCGTTACTGAATGGCCCGATTGGCAAGATTGCGGGCCGGGACACGAAAACGCGCGATGCGATCAACGCGCTGTTCCCAGCCAATCCTCTGGCCGGCAGCGCAGATGAGATTGGCAACGCCGTGAGGGCTTTATCGTCCCGCAGCCCAAATGTCGCGCGCCAGATTGTTCGCGCCCATGCCGAGATGACATTCAACGAGGCGACACAACGCCTCGCTGGCGGCCCGAACCAATCTGGCGGTGCGAAGTTCGCGGCGATCCTTCGCGGCAATCCGCAGCAGGCCGCAAATCTTGAGGCAGCGGTACGCGCGCTTCCGAACGGCAATCAGATTTGGCCGGGCTTCAACCGCTTCCTTGAGATTTTGGAGGCTCAACAGTATCGGCAGGCGACTGGATCGCGGACGGCGTTCAAGGTCCCGGGTGTGGAAGATTTGAAGGGCGGCGGGTTGCTGAACAACGCCGGGCAGATCGTTGCAACGGGGGGCTTCAAGTGGCCACAGAAAGCGATGCAGGCTATCCAGAATTGGAACGTGGGGCGCAACCTTGATGAGTTGGCACGGCTGCTAACTGATCCGGCGGCCGCTAATCAGTTTCGGGCCATCGCTGCCGCTCCCCGTGGGAGCAACAAGGCGCTCGCTCTCGCCGCTCGCCTCGCGGTCATGGGTAATAGCGGCGCTCGGGTCGAAAGCCGGCCCGGCGTTGCGGCGCGACGGTAGGTATCGTCGGGTGAAGGCTATCAGGCGGGGACGAGCATCAATCCAGAGCGCGGTTACTGCGAAAGCTGCGATGACGCCAACGATAAGGCCAGTTGTGATGTTGGGAGGGCGCTGGTCTGATTCCGCCATCGCGAATTCAAGCCACACACCGCAGCAGACCACGAGAGCCTGAATTAGCATCCATTTTATGGCGGATCGGTTCATATCGTATCGCGCCGCCTGAGTTCATCGCGGATCAATGAGCGTGATGGTTCGGGTTGGTCACTGATCGTTTTTTGAATGATCTCGTCCAAGGTCGCGGCCGACTTCTTTAGTTGAGCGGAAGTCAACCCAGCCTGCGGATCAACACTTACCTTCCGCCGTCCAAAGTTGCGGAAGAACCTCTGAAAAGCGTACCAGCCGAGTTTTTGCATTCTTCCCTCAGCCGCCCTCCCGGGCGGCTTTTTCTTTGGGGCATCCATGAGCGGCATTCTACCGGGGCTCGCCCTCGTAAACAACTTCGATCCGAACGGCGAACTGATGCGCGGGGCGCTTCTCCGCATCTATCAGGCAGGCACAAACACGCCTGTAACGGCCTTCAAGGACTCGGCTTTAACGGCTGGGCAGGAGCATCCGTGGCCGATCCCGGCTGACAGCGCCGGGCGGTTGCCAATGTTCTATCTCGACGATGGGACGTACCGCGCCCGGCTATCCAGCAATGACGGCGGTTACGTCGCATACGACGTTCCGTCGATTGAAGCCGTTACGCCTTCCGGCGGTGGAGGCGGCGGTGGAGGCGGCGTAGCACCGGAAGTTCTGTTCAGAACTGGCTATTTACTGCCGATGCTTGGCAGCGGGGTCCTTTCCGGTTTCGCGCGCCTCAATGGCCGCACTATCGGCAATGCCACATCAGGGGCGACGGAGCGCGCAAATGCTGACACGCAGGCGCTGTTCGAATATTTGTGGGGCGAGTTCGACAATACAGTTTGCCCCGTCCTTGGAGGACGGGGAGCGTCAGCGACCGCCGACTATAACGCCGGGAAACAGCTCACGCTCATCGACGGTCGCGGGCGAACGTTCTTCGGCGCGGACGGGATGGGGGCCAGTCGAGCCAACCGCCTCACGTCAGTGTCATTCGGAAGCGCGGACACTATCGGCACTTATGGCGGTGACGAAAAACACACCCTGATCAAAGCCGAGCTTCCGGCGATTTCCCCGACCTTTACCGGCACTCTCGCGACCATCAATAGCACATCAACATCGTCGTCAATCGTGAGCGCTGGAAGCGTCGGTGGAATTAGCGCCGGTCCGGGCGGCGATGCCGATGCTCTTGGCGGCGCTTCTCGCGGTCAAGTTTCATCGACTGCCTCTTACACGCCAGCCGGGACTATCTCTGCTCTTGGAAGCAGTCAGGCATTTCCAACCGCAAGTCCGGGGTTCATCGGCACTTGGTACGTAAAGCTCTGAGGTTCGGCGCATGTATACGGAAACCCTCCCCCCTCGCTCAAATCGCGCGACGTGGAACGAAAGTGTCGAGTGCCTGGAAGATGAGCAAGGTACTCCGCTTGATATCAGCACGGCGACGGAAATCCTCGTTGAAATAGCCGACTGCGGATGCGTTGCCCTCAGTGCAAGGCTTTCGTCGGGTGAGGTCACGCGGAGCGATACGACCGGCGTTTTCTCTTTCGCGTTCAGCGCCGATCAGATGCGCTCTCTCGCTCCCAAAACATATGACTTCAACTGTCTCATTACGGTGGATGGTGAGACGGAACAGGCCATTGCAGCCCAACTTCCTATTATTGATGGACGTGACCGATGACTATTCATGCGCGCTTTTTGCCAAAATATCCAAAGCGTATCCGCGTCTCAAATGGCCTCACTATCAACGAGGCAAACGGTATCGTCGATCTTGGCTTTGACTACGAGAACAGCGAGTTCGGTGCAGAACTCGCGCAAGCGGTGGAAATAACCAACACTAATGCTAACGCCGCTGCGGAATCCAGTGATGCAGCCGAAGCGGCGGCGAGTACGGCAACAAGCGCGGCAGCGGAAGCTGTTACCGTTGTGATTAATACGCAGATTGCGTTCAACACTGTATCAGAAGCGTCGGTTGCGACGATCTCGGCAACCAAAAAGAGCGCGCGCACCTTTGGCTTTTCAACAATTGGTCGTGGTAGCGCGGACTATGTTCGGGTAGCGACACAGCCGGCACATACAGGAAAATTCAGGTCGGTTGACCGCTATCTGCCTGACGGGACCACCGATGAGACCAACGGCGGGTGGTGGGAAATCAAGGAGCCCGTTCTTAATCAATATATGTTCGGAGCGGTTGGTGATGGCGTAACTGACGACACAACCGCTCTGCAAGACATGCTGGATTATGGTCGGTATTTTTCGGCGTTGACAATGCCAGGTCCACAGATCGTGGCGGCAAAAGGCAACCACAAAATTTCGTCCACTCTTTCGATTATGTGCGGATGCGACCTGTCGGCGATGACAATACTCGTCGCCGCATCGTCTCTTGGCAGGGCAATCCGCGTTGGTGGCAATAGCGGGACACTCTCTGACCTTCTCTATCAAAAGGTATATATCCGCCTCCCGGTTGTCATTAACACCGACAAGATCGATCCGGATACGATGGGTATTCTAGGCACCGGTTGGGCCGGTTTCGCTAACACCGTTGGCATAGAGATTGCCAACGTCAACGAAGCCGAAATCCACAACACTCATGTTGCAGGGTTTGGCACCAACCTCTTCATGACCGCCTATGGTCAGGGCAATGTTGGTAATGAAATTCATCTTGGTCATCTCGGCAATGGTACTCGTAATCTAATGCTCAAGCCGAGCGATGAGACGGGCTGGGTGAATGAAAATATTTTCTATGGTGGTCATCTCTACCATCAATCGACAGAAGGCACGAATGTTACCGACGTTAATCAAATACTGATTAGTCGTTTCTCTAACACCGCGAATGCAGTTAATAATAATCTATTCATCAAACCGAACATTGAAGGTGATGCTCCGCAAGTTCATGTCCGCATTCGCGGCTCATACAATCGCATCTTGCAAGGCCGTTATGAATCTACGACGCCGAAAGTGTACTTCGAGGCGGTCGTTGCTGGGGAGACGCTCTACAATCATATCGATGGTGGCTATAACGCAGAGAGCATCGTTTTCACTGAAGATGCCCTTTCAGTGGGCAATTCGCTCACATGCGCTCGCCTTCATAAGGTTTCGGGAAATCCCGCTGCCCACATGTTAAAGAGCGAGAACGGCGATGGGAATACATCGCCGCACATTGTGGGATTTTTGGCCGCCGACCGCCTATTGCCTATCTCACCCACAAGCTCTGCATGGACCTATAATCTCTACGCAAAGGGACTGGATGGCAAAAAGACTGGCGATGCATACGCACGTATCAAATTGGATTTTGACGCTGGGTCTCTTTTACTCGGAGACGGCTCTGCCGCTCCGACTAAGTCGATCATCAACTACGGCAGCGCCATCGGCATCACAGCTACATTCGCGCCAGGCAGCGACAACGCCTATCAACTTGGCGCGGCAGGCAACCGCTGGACTGTGGTCTACGCGCAGTCCGGCACAATCAACACCTCCGATGCGCGTGAAAAAGAATGGCGAGGCGGTCTGAATGACGCCGAGCTTCGCGTTGCGAAACGTCTGTCGAAGTTGACCGGCGTCTACCAGTGGCGCGATGCACTCGATCAAAAGGGCGGCGCAGCGCGGTTGCATGTCGGCGTCACAGCGCAAGACGTAAAAGCCGCCTTTGAGGCGGAAGGTCTCGACGGCTTCCGGTACGGGATGCTTTGCTATGATCAGTGGGGATCGATCGACGCCGTCATTGATGATGAAGGCAATGAGGTTGCCCCGGCCAGCAAAGCTGGAGACCGCTACGGTGTGCGCTATGACGAGTTGTTAGCCTTCATCGCGGCTGGCTTTGAAGCGCGGCTGAGTGCGATGGAAGCGGTCTAGCGGCGGCGCAGAGGCGCGCACGATCAATTCTGCACTGCGAAATACATCCAACCCATCTTTCGGGAGAGAGAACCTATGGCCGAAGGCGTCCGCCTATCGCAGGCAACAATGCGCGCTGTTTTCCCCGGTGCGCCGGATACGATCATTGCAGCGTTTGTGGAAAAGCAGGGCGCGTTGTCGGCGGTCGGTCTCAACCAGACCCGCCAGCGGCTCGCCTATTGCTTCGCCAATCTGCACGCCGAGACGGGTGGGTTCACGATCAAGAACCTGACGGAAGATATCCGCTACTCGGCGGCGCGGATGGCTCAAGTTTGGGACAATCGATTTGCCAGCGCCGCCGCCGTGCAGGCCAGATACGGCACCGCGCCGGGATGGCAGGCGAAGGCGTTCGACGACATTTACGGCAATCGCATGGGCAACCGTCCCGGCACGTCGGACGGCTCGCGCTTCATCGGCCGTGGCGGGCCTCAGATCACCGGCAGGGACGGCTATGCGGAGGTTGGCAAGCGAATTGGCGTGGACCTTGTTTCTGCTCCTGATCTTGCTTGCAATCATGCGCTACAGCCGGACATCGCGGCGGCGTTCTGGTCGTGGAAAGACATGAACAAATTTGCTGACGCCGGCAACTTCATCGGCTGCGTCAAGGCATGGAACGGCGGGACCAATGGCCTGAGCGAACGTCAGGCGCAGTTGGCGCGAATCCAGAGAGTGCTACAGGGCGCGGAGTGGGGCGCGGTGGTGTCTGCACCGGCCAAGCCCAAAGACTCACCAGCGGCCACGGCTGGCCCGCCTAGCCCTATGCCAGCGCAGACCGTTCAACCGCCGTCCGCTTGGACGGCTTTTTTCATGGCCGTGCTCGGCCTGTTCAAACGAGGTTCGAAATGATCGATCGCATCAAGTCGTTTTTTAAATGGGTTTATAATTGGATCACTGTCATAACCGGCCTTGTCGTGGGTGCGCTGGCGATGGTGCCGGACCTGTTGACCTATCTGTCCGGCGTAGATTTTTCGCCGCTGGTCGGACCCGAATGGGGCGGGCGCATTGTCGTCATTGTCGCGGTTTGCAAGGCTGTCATCGCGTTCATTCGCAGCAAGACGGCGGCTGATGGGCAGGGAGCCGCACCGCTGTGACCATCCTTGCCACCATCCTCGGCTGGCTCACGTCCGGCCCGCTGGATCGCATCTTCAAGACGATCGATACCAGTATCGACAACGAGACGAAGCGCGAGGAAGTCAAAGCCGATCTCGCCAAGTCCTACCTCTCGGCTCAGGTGTCGGTGCTCACGGGCCGGGGCTGGTGGTTTCCGCTGCTGTTCCTGATTCCTGCCGGGCTTTGGTTCGCTGCCGTATGCGTCTACAGCGTGCTGTGGTGCAAGGCGTGCGTCTTCCCACAGACGTGGTCCATCGCCGCTCTGCCGCCTCCGCTGAACGATTGGATGGGTGCCATCGTCGGCTCGTTGTTCATTGGCAAAGCTGGTGAGCAGATTATCTCAAAACTGAAGAAGTAGGACATCGGAATGGACGCGGGGACGTGGGCTGTCATCATCGCTGCGGGAGCACTCATGATGAACTTCACCGACAAGCTATTTGGAGGCGGAGCCAGATTGTCGGGCCGATTGACCAAGATCGAAACAGGCATGATCTCCATGCAGGACGAAATCCGGCGCCTCGTTGATACTATGGGAAAGATTGCCGACATGCGCGGAGATATCCGGGTGCTCGATACGCGCATTCTGGCAAATGAGCAGGATATCCGGGAACTACGCCATGGCGACGGCTGGGTGAAGCCTAACAATCGGGGCGGACTGGATGGGGAGTATTCTTGACCCAGTAGGGATCGGGCTGTTGTTCAACCCCGCCGTATTCGACGCTTTTCCGCAATGAACTCGACTAGCCGCGCCGGGTCGGATGCGAACCTCTCCCACGCGGCTTTGAACTGCTTCATGCAGTCGGCCCGATCCTGCCCGCTGCCTTGCGATTCGAAATCTCGCATCGGAACCACGGTATCAATGCCCCAGCGCCAGCCGTGGCGACCTTCGATCAGGTTCTGAATGCCGATGGAGCCGAGTTCGATTTCCTCGCCGTGATCTTTCAGGATGACGCGGTAGTTATTGGTGGCCTGATGGTGGCCGGTGACTTTGCGGAGATAGAGGTCGGTCATTGCCTTCCGGTCCGTCGTGCCAATGCTCGAATGCGTCTCTCAGGTCGCGCATGTCGAACCACTTATGGCACACCGGACAGCGCATGAAGTGGTCCAGTTCGGACTGCGGTATCCACCCGGCCGGCTTCCCCTTGGCGATCATCGATCTCTCGCCAATTTGCGCTTCCGGAACTTCATCTCGGGCCCGACCGCCTTTCCCGGCCCATACTTCGGCTCGACATGTCGGTACAGCGCCTGCATGGTGGCGATCCGAGCGAAGTCCAGCCATGGGCCGCCGTGATCTGCCGCACTCAACAGCGTCTCGGCTACGGTGAGCCAAGCATCCTCATCGCGCTCGGAATCGGGTAGGGCTAGAACGTGAGCGCGCACGTCGTGGAGCGTCTTCAATACGCCGCCTTCAGGCAGCGGAACCGGCTCCTTAAGGGCCGTTGACCACGGCATGACGCTGGAACTCCACGCAACGCAACAAGGTGGATTCAATCGCCCGGAGCGATCATGGTTCCGGCGAGAGCGGCATCGATCATGGCCGGCCATGCATCTTCCGAGGTGTCGTGATTGCGGGTCATCGCAGTGTCCCCAGCCTCGAGCATCGCCTCGGTAGGCTCCCGCATGGCCTCGATAGCGGCGCGGGCCGCAATGCGACCGATCTCGACGACGTGTTCCTTGGCGGATTCAGATACTCCGTAGTCTATCTGGCTTGCGTAGCAACTCTCCAACATACATCGAACCGTTTCAGGTTCGACTTTGTCGTTGTCTAGCGGCGCATCGAGCAGCGCCCGCGCCACCCGCTCAACCATCTCGCTCATGGCTCATTCCTTCCTCAATTCCTTAATCAGGCCGGTTTGCTCGCAGACGCGAGTGAAGTCGGCCACGGCACGGTCGCTCACGTGGCTGGAGAGGGTGCGATCTGTGATTAGCGCGACTTCATCTTGCGACAGACCGGTCAGGCGACGCAGGCGCTCTACTGCCCTCTCGGCGGTGCGCTTTCGAAGGTCAATAATCTCAGCCATCAGCCCCTCCCGAAGGGGTCACGCATTGTCATCCTTAGGTCCCGTGAAGCATCGGGAAGTCATCGTGATCCGTCTTATTCACCATTTGCCAGCCCTCGCAGACTTCGTCACCACATTTGCACGGCAGCGCAATGTATGCGCGATCGCCAATGGCGAATCCTTCCGGCGTTCGATATTGCTCAAAGCCAGATCGCTTGAGATAGCCGTCAATAAAATCGTCTCGCGTCATTGCCATTCTCTCCATCCTAGCCCGGATCGGTGGGGGCCCGCCGCCAGAATTTTTTCAACGCGCGGAAAACGCTGCTTTGCGCCACGTCTAATTCTTCCGCTATCTGAGGATAACTCTTGCCGGATTTTCGCAAGCGTTTTGCTTTATCGAGCCACGATGGCGCAACACCGGCGCGGGCCTTGTTCGCCGCCGCACGTCGGTCTGTTTTCATGTCAGCGACGGCGCGGCCGACTGTTGACTTGCTCAACCCGAGTTCGGCCGCGATCTCGACAATCGACATTTTTCCGCGTCGTAGTCGTCGGACCGCCTTGATTTCCTCGTCCGTAACAAAGCGACGTTTTTCAACCATTCAATTCGCTCGGGTCGAAAAGGGTGAACTGATACCCGGACAGCATTCCGGCGACAATCTTCGCGGTCGGGTGCCTTGCCGCCATTTCGGCCCTATCCTGCCGCTCGACGTTGATGCCGGAATAGATTGCATCGATCACCTTGCCGTCGATGATGGCGGCGACCGATTGCCCGGAACCGCAATACCACGGAGCGTCCGAGGGAATTTCAAAAGTCATTTGCCAGCTCTCTTTGAGATAACGCGACCGGCGCGGTAGTCGCGCATTATCGATGCGGAGGCCGATCCAGCCCAGTACTTTTCGGATTCGGTTTTTGCCGCTGCCATTTCGGCGTCGTACTCCATGCGACGGTCAAGAGCGTCGAGCAGGCGGTCAGCTTCTTCGAAGGCCATTATTATCGTCTCCATTATGCGACGGTAAGCTGGTCTGCGGTCAAGAAGCCCGAGCGGCCATCGGTGAATTTTACCAGATAGCGGCCGTCAGAAAGCCGAGTGGTGATCCGGCCAGTACCTTCCGCCGAATTGAAATTCGTGCCGAGTTCAAGGGCGGGCGCGCTGTCAACCGGGTTCGCGCCGCTCAAAAGCCACTCGATCACTTCGGACGCTTCAGACGCCGTAAGGTCGCTCGGGGATTTGAGGCCAAAGCCGTAGGCATTCACAGCGGCAACATTCGACTCAAAGCCTGCCTGCTTGGCAAGGCGGGTGATGAAAGCGGCTTGTTTTCCGGTTGCGTGCGACATGTTGTGTTCCTTTCGATAATCCGAATATAGGGAAATCGAGTGGAAAATACAAGGGAAATCGACAGGAAAGACATCACGAAATATTACAGCGGAATGTCACAAAATCCGCCTGTAATTTTGATGATTGATGCATCGTATGCCCAGACAGTTGGTGCCGGCGGGTCACCGTCAGCCCATACAGCCACAATATCAAGCCCACCGTCATCCGCGCGCGGGATGATGTCGCCGCCGTAGGTTGTGTATCGAGTGCTATCGCTGATGCCGCGGCTGTCTGGAGTAAGCGTTGCCAGCACCCGCATCACTCCTCCTCCTTGGAGGGCGGGGAGGGGATATGCCCCGCGCATTTCCACAGGAGCGCCCCGACGAGGAACAGGACGCCTGCCCAACCGTAGTAGGCGGCGACGGCGAACAGCATGGCGGCCAAGCCGCTCCACTGCACGCCAACGAGAATCTTGTCGTCGGCCTCTAGCGTGTTCCACGCCGTCTTGAGCCGACGCATCGCGTCTCCGGTGTGGCTCATGGCCGCCCCTCCGTCCCGATATCCTGCCAGGTGGTCATGGGGCGCGTCCTTCGGCTGAGCGAGGGAATTCACGGCGCATCAGATATTCCGGAATCGGCTTTTTCCCGGTCATTTGCTTCATGAAAAAGTAGACGCCGGTGCGCTCGCAATCGTTGCGAATATCGACCGCCCAAGCAGGCAACATGAAGCGCGCTCCCGGTCCACTCTCGCCGCCACAGATCAACCAATCGGGCTGGTCAGGTCCGTTGTGCAGTCGCAGAGGCCCGATGGCCGGCTCATAGCTGATGAATCGCACCGCAGCTGGTACGGCATTCAGGGTAGGCCAGCGCCGGTCATAGTTCGTCTGATCTTCGCAGGTCGTGCCGAGCCAGACATTGGCGTAGCCGTCACTCCAGTCGGCCGGCAGCATCTTGGCGATGTTCTCAGGGCGCTTGGTCAGCAGCAACCAGTCAAGTTCCTGCGTCTGACGGATCAGCGCAAACAGGTCGTCGCGCGCGCCATCCGGTGCCTTGTTGTCAAATACGTCTGCCAGCGAGGCGCAGAACACGCGCGGACGGGTCCCGGACTGCCGCGCGGCCTTGTTCCATTGCAGCGGCTTCCGCCAGTTCGACGGCGCCGTTCGCACGCGGGTGCCGTGCGGTCCCCACTGCACTTTGCCGTAACGAGTATCCATCAGCGCTTCGGCGTAACAGTGGTCGCAGCCCGGCGAAACCTTCTGGCATCCGATCCACGGATTGAAGGTGTGATCGGTCCATTCGATCTTGCTGTTCTCGGCCATTACACCCACCCCCATGAACGTGAACGGGGGAGGTGGGATGGTGGCACAGTTTCGGCACAGATTGAGCCGTCAGTTGCTAAAACGTTCACGGTTTTCCTCCATCAAAATCAACGTTAAGTCATTGATTTTATGAAGGGCGCTCCCGTTTACAC